TGCAAATATTCCATATACAAAATGTTGGGTTCGTAAAGAATACTTACACGACCTTGAAAGAGGCCACGGCGAATTTGCAGAAGCAGTGATTCTTGCTGTAAAATCAGTACAAGGTAGAGCATTAATGTTCGAAGCATACCTACCAGAGTATGGTGCTTGTTTCGACAAGTTTCCTTTATCCGCATTTGTATGGCGTAAAGACATCAAAGAAGAAGAACAATTACCACTCGGTACACTAGAACTATGGGACAGTTTCAGTAGCAATATTCAAGTGTGGACTAAATCAATGCTTAAGAATTGTGATGTTGAAATAATGCTTAAAGGCGGTGGTAGAATGAAAGGTGAATATCTTTTCACAATAGATGCCTGTCACGGTGATCCAAACACTGTGAATACAGGAGTTTCTGAAGTACCAAGCGAACACAAACAACACAATTTTGGTAGACTAATAAATGGTCAATACTTCGCACAACCAAACAATAGAATGCTTTGGTATGAACAATCACTTACTCCATCAGAACTAAAAAGACCAGACTTCCAAGTCAGCACCAAAGAGTTTTTCTGTGAAAACGAAAGCACAGTGACTTTTGGTGATACAAACGATTTCTTCTACGAAGAAAAAGACAGTCCAGCCAAAAAATAGTCTTGACTTTATCATAAAAATTAAGTACAATAAGCATTATTAATTTTTAAAAAAGGTAAAGTATTTTATGATAGAAGGATTTAAAATTCCAAAAGTAACATTCAGAGTGAGAACAGGTGACGCTGTTGAAACTGACAACGGTTGTGCTATAGGTGGAGAATGGCATAACGCAACAACTGATTCATATTTCAAAGGTAAAAGAGTAGTAATTTTTAGTTTACCAGGAGCATTTACTCCAACTTGTTCAAGTCAACAACTTCCAGGTTTCGAAAAAGAGTACAATAGTATTAAAGGCATGGGAATAGACGAAATTTATTGTGTGTCAGTAAATGATTCATTTGTAATGAACGCATGGGCAGACAGAATGAATATTGAAAACGTAAAAATGATTCCAGATGGTTCTGGAAACTTTACAAGATTTATGGGTATGCTTATAGGTAAAAACCATTTAGGCTTCGGAAATAGAAGTTGGAGATACATGGCAGTTGTAAATGACGGTGTAGTAGAAAAATGGTGGCAAGAGCCTGGCATAAACAATGAAGGCACAGATGACGACCCATATGTAGAATCAACACCAGAAAACATGATTGATTATCTGAAAGTAGCACACGAAACAGGAAGTTACGGAGACTACTCAGGTATAGACCATAGTAAAATATAAAGGAGAATAAAATGGCAGGCAGAACATACGGTCCAGAAGAACAAGCAAAGTTAAAAAGGATTATAGATGAAGGTGCAAACGTACTTTCTGAAGTAGAAGATTTAAACTCTGGATTAAAAGACACTGTGAAAGCAGTAGCAGAAGAATTAGAAATCAAACCAGCACTTATTAATAAAGCAATTAAAATTGCTCATAAAGGTGAATGGCACAAATATTCAGATGATTTTGATTCATTAGAAAATTTAATTATTGCAGTTGGCCGAGACAAATAAAATAATCGGTTACTTCAAAGAATCTTACCAGCAAGATAAATTATGCTTTTGGTTAGAAATGATCAGCACAGTCGTAAATATTATTGCTAGTATGACTTTGGCACTAAACGCCACAGACCCAGATATGAGAATAGTATATCCATTTTTCATAATAGGTTCAGTATTAGCCATATTCACTTTTTACAGAAGAAAATTAATCTGGCCCACAATGTTGGTTAGTTATTTCTTTTGTATGAATATTCTTGGGTTTGGTATAGCAATGAGGATCTGGTAATGAAGTATATGGTTGACATCGATAATACAATTTGTTATAATAAAGATAGCAATTACGAACAAAGTCAGCCCGACATGGAACGGATTGCAAAGTTGAACAAACTGTTTGATGAAGGACACGAACTCCATTATTGGACAGCAAGAGGTGGTAATTCTGGAATAGATTGGACAGAACTTACCAACAAACAACTTAATGATTGGGGAGTAAAGTACACTTCAATCAATATGAAAAAACCTGTGTATGATGTTTGGGTTGATGATAGAGCAGTAAACTTAAAGGACTTTTTTAATGAGAATTGATTATAACATACATTTAGATTATTCAGACGTATTGCTACAACCTAAAAGATCAACATTAAGTTCTAGACGAGACGTAGACATATTAAGAAAATTTAAATTTAGAAACAGTGGTAAAGAACTGACTTATGTTCCTATCGTGGCAAGTAATATGGATGGTGTTGGCACATTTTCAATGGCAAGAGTGCTTCAAGAATACAAAATGCTTACTGTAATTAGAAAACATTATACTCTAGATGATTGGAAGCAGGCGGCAGGCACAGGATTAAAATTCAAATATGTTTCTGCCTGTGTAGGCACAGGAGCAATATTCAACAAAGACGCTACAGATTATCAAACATTAAAACAAGTGATGTCAGCATTTCCTGATATACCTTGTATAACAATAGATGTTGCGAATGCTTATCATGAATCATTTGTAGACTTTGTTACTAAAATTAGAGATGAATATCCAGACAAAGTGATAATTGCTGGTAATGTTGTAACTCCAAACATGACAGAAGAATTAATTATTAAAGGTGCTGATATTGTAAAAGTTGGAATTGGTCCAGGTAGTGTGTGTACCACAAGAACGCAAACAGGTGTAGGTGTGCCTCAGTTCACAGCAATAATGGAATGTTCAGATGCCGCTAATGGTGTTGGTGGACATATAATTGCTGATGGAGGTTGTACACAACCAGGTGACGTTGCTAAAGCATTAGGTGGCGGTGCACATTTTGTAATGCTAGGAGGAATGTTAGCAGGACATGATGAATCAGAATTAGAATTACAAGACGGCAAAAGAATATTTTATGGTATGGCTTCGCAAACAGCATTAAACACACATGGACAAAGAAAAGACGGATACAGAGGCGTGGAAGGCAAAACAGTTACACTAGATGATAAAGGACCTGTTAAAGATACTGTTGAACAGATATTAGGTGGAGTAAGAAGCACCTGCACTTATATTGGGGCAAGACGAATTAAAGATATGCCTAAAGCGGCTCACTTTGTAAGAGTGAATAATGTAATCAATAGAGTTTTCGACAAGTATGAATCACGTTAAGTTTAATTCAAGAGCAGGTGTGATGCACAAATATACCTTTCCAAGTTTTTCTGCACTTGAAGAATTTTTTCTAAATAATATACACAAGTTCAAAGGGTGTAAATCAAAAGTAATAGGCAAAACATTATTAGTATGGAACAAGTAAAAACAGGCAACACATTAAAATGGCTCGCAACGTCAGTTCTAATTATAGGCACTTTTGTAAACGCAGGCTTTCCTGAATTATATCCTATAGGTCCATTGCTTTTGGCAATGGGAGGAGTAATTTGGTTAATAGTATCGTTTCTTTGGAAAGAACCGGCACTCATTGTCACTAATACGGTGTTGACTTTAATGGGTTTCGGAGGTATACTATTATATTATATAAAGTAAGGTTTAATCAGCCACAATTGATTTTTGGTATTTTGTCAGCCACAAATGACAAAAAGGAGAATATATGAGTTACATAGATGGATACTTTGATAGAAGTTCAGATATCATAAGAGTTGTTGAAAGACAAAACAAAGAAAGAGTGTTCAAAGAATATCCAATCAAATATACATTTTATCATGAAGATCCAGGCGGCAAATTTAAAAGCACAACTGGAAAGCCTTTAAGCAGAATTGTTTGTAAAAATACAAAAGATTTTCATAAAGAATTAGCAATCAATAGAAACAAAACATTATTCGAATCAGACGTAAATCCTATCTTTCAATGTTTAAGTGAAAACTATTTAAACAAAGATGCTCCGGATTTAAACATTGCTTTCTTTGATATTGAAGCAGACTTTGATCCTGAAAAAGGATTCAGCCAACCTAGTGATCCATTTATGCCTATCACAGCAATCACAGTTTCGTTACAATGGCTAGACACTATGGTTACTTTCGCTATGCCACCTAAGACAATGGGAATTGAGGAGGCAAAAGAAATAACCAAAGGCATAGACAATCTATACTTGTATAAAGATGAAGCAGATATGCTTAAAGCATTTTTAGATATTATTGAAGATGCTGATGTTATATCAGGTTGGAATTCAGAAGGTTATGACTTACCATACATCATTAACAGAATTAAAAAAGTAATGAGCAAAGATGACACAAGACGTCTGTGCTTATGGAAACAAATGCCGAAGAAAAGAACATTTGAAAGATTTGGTCGTGAACAAGAAACTTATGATCTAGTTGGTAGAGTGCATTTAGATTCATTAGAACTTTATAGAAAATACACATATGAAGAACGACACAGTTACAGATTAGATGCTATTGGTGAACATGAAATCGGTGAAAAGAAAACCATATATGAAGGCAGTTTAGATCAATTATATAATCAAGATTTTAGAACTTTTGTTGAATACAATAGACAAGACGTGGCATTGTTAGACAAACTGGATCGTAAATTAAGATTCATAGCATTATCAAATGAATTGGCACACGCAAACACTGTACTACTTCAAACAACACTAGGTGCAGTCGCAGTAACAGAACAAGCAATTATAAATGAAGCACATAGGCGAGGAGTACAAGTTCCTAATAGACCAAAGAGAGATGAAACTTCAACCACAGCCGCAGGTGCTTATGTGGCATATCCAAGAAAAGGATTACATAGTTGGATAGGATCAATGGATATTAATTCACTATATCCTTCTGTGATTAGAGCCTTGAACATGGCTCCTGAATGTGTAATGGGACAATTAAGACCAACGTACACAGATGAATATATCGAAGAACAAATGACTTTACAGAAAAAATCATTCGCAGGTGCTTGGGAAAATCATTTCGGATCATTAGAATATGATGCTGTAATGGAAAAAAGAAAAGATATCAGTATTAATGTAGACTGGGAAGATGGTAAAACAGATGTGATGAGTGGTGCTGAAATTTACAAGATGATATTTGAAAGTAATAATCCAATGATGATAAGTGCCAACGGAACAATATTTACAAGCGAATTTGAGGGTGTAATACCAGGACTACTTGCTCGTTGGTACAAAGAAAGAAAAGAAATGCAGGCAATGTTAAAGAAAGCCAAAGAAGCCAACAATGATGCTGAAATAGAATTTTGGGATAAAAGACAACTTGTTAAAAAGATTAACTTGAACAGTTTGTATGGTGCTATTCTGAATCCAGGATGTAGATTCTTTGACAAACGTATTGGACAATCAACTACACTATCCGGTAGACAGATTAGTAAACACATGGCGGCTAAAATTAATGAAGTGATCACAGGTGAATACAACCATGTTGGTAAAGCAATAATATATGGTGATACAGATTCCGCATATTTTTCAGCATATGAAGTTCTTAAAAAAGAAATAGACGAAGGAAAAATTCCTTGGACTAAAGAAAGTGTTGTTAAATTGTATGATCAAGTGGCAGGTGAAGTAAACAATTCATTTAAAAAATTTATGGGACAAGCATTTCATTGTATGAAATCAAGAGCAGAAGTAATTCAAGCAGGTAGAGAAAGTGTGGCAACATCAGGCTTGTTTATTACAAAAAAACGTTATGCCATATTGATATATGACTTGGAAGGTTATAGACAGGATATAGATGACAAACCAGGAAAAATTAAAGCAATGGGTCTTGACCTGAAGCGATCAGATACTCCAGTATACATTCAAGACTTTTTATCTGAATTATTACTTATGGTATTGACTGGCAACACAGAAGAACAAGTGCTGGATAAAATTACACAATTTAGAAATGAATTTAAAACTAGACCAGGCTGGGAGAAAGGTTCTCCACGTAGAGCAAACAACATTGGCGAATATGCTAAAAAAGAAGCACGTCAAGGCAAAGCAAATATGCCTGGACACGTGAGAGCAAGTATCAATTGGAACACACTAAAACGTATGAACAGTGACAAGTACTCACAAGAAATTATGGATGGCATGAAAGTGATTGTGTGTAAACTTAAAAAGAATCCATTAGAATATACAAGTGTGGCATATCCAACAGATGAATTAAGATTGCCACAATGGTTTAAAGAATTGCCATTTGATGATGCTACTATGGAAAGCACTGTGATTGATAATAAACTTGGCAACTTGTTAGGTGTTTTAGGTTGGGATATTAAGTCAACTGAAAGTAATAACACATTCAACAACTTATTTGATTTTGGAGGATAGATGGCTGTACATGGAATGATAGACTTGGAAACATTAAGCACAAGACCCGATGCCACTGTATTGACTTTAGGTGCTATAAAATTTGATCCATATTCAAATGAAGAACCACATACTGGATTATACCTTAGAGTTAATGTAGATGAACAGAGTGAACTTGGTCGTCATATAGACGATGGCACTTTAGAATGGTGGGGTAAACAAGATGAAAAAATTAGAGATGAAGCACTCGGAGATGAGGATAGAGTGCCTTTGAATGAAATGGTAAAACAACTTAACAAATGGTGTGTAGGTCTAGATGAACTTTGGTGTCAAGGACCTCTTTTTGATTACGCCATTCTACAGAATTTGTATGCCCAAATGGGACAACCAGTACCTTGGAACTATTGGCAAATTAGAGATTCACGAACTCTATTCAATATGTTACCAAAAGATCCAAGAAAAGACATACAGATGTCACTACACAACGCATTGGCTGATTGTTATTTTCAAGCCAAAAGTGTGCAGAAGGCTTATAAACATTTTGGAGTAAAGTCAAGATGGAACAAATAAACATTGACTTTTCGTCAAAACCTAAATATAATATAACAAACAGGAGAACAATATGAAAGATATCTTACAAGACATCGTTGCTCATACACATTCGCTAGGATTTCTTAGCCTTGTAAAAGTAAGCAATGAAGAACAAACAAAAATTGAAAGTATGGCTGAAGACAGATCAGTAATTCTTTCCGCAAACACAAACAACAAAGTAAATGAATTTGATGGTGTGTTTGGTATGCCTAATTTAGATAAACTGGCTTTACATTTAAAATGTCCAGAGTATCAAAAAGAAGCAAAAATAGAAGTTAAGTCAGCAGAAAGAAATGGCAAAACTATTCCAACACATATTCACTTTGAAAACAAAGGTGGTGATTTTAAAAATGATTACAGATTTATGAGTACTGAAATTATTAATGAAAAATTAAAATCTGTGAAATTCAAAGGATCTAATTGGGATATTGACTTTGAACCTAAATTGGCGGCAATACAAAGATTAAAACTACAAGCGGCGGCACACGTTGAAGAAACTGTGTTTACTGTTAAAACAGAAGACAACAATCTTGTGTTTTATTTTGGTGATGCTAATTCACACGCAGGTTCATTTGTATTTGAATCTGATGTAAAAGGTGAATTAAAAAATACTTGGAGTTGGCCGATACAACAAGTGATAAGCATTTTAAGTCTTGATGGAAAATCTAAAATGAGTATTTCTGATCAAGGAGCAATGCAGATTACTGTTGATAGTGGAATTGGTGAATACAATTACATATTACCAGCACAAACAAAGTAACTTATGGCACAAAACATACCTACTGACAACCTAACTGAAAAGCAGAAGGACTACGCAACTTTTCTTCCTGCTTTGAGCAGTTTTTATGCTAGGGATCTTGGTAAAGCAAGACATCAAGAAGACTACATCAAACCTGAAAGAGTTCCACAAAACTTTGAACATGGTGTTGAAGGTATGAACTATATGAGTTCCAAAGATACTTATTTCTATTACAAGTGGCATTTGTATTCGGCAGGACACGCCGACTTAAACATGGATCACTTTTCTGTAAGAGATGATATCATAAGAAACAGAGATAGAAAAGATAATTGGGTACTAGGTGACTCAGGTGGTTTCCAAATAGGTAAAGGTGTTTGGGAAGGTGACTGGAAAGATCCTAACTGTCCTAAAGCAAAAAAGAAACGTGAACAAGTGTTGTCGTTTATGGATGGCAACATGGACTATGGTATGATACTTGATATACCTGCTTGGGTATCTCGTTCTCCTGCGGGTGCGGCGGCAAGTAAAATAAGTTCATATCAAGAAGCAGTTGATGGTACAAAAATTAACAATGATTATTTTATGAAAAACAGAAATGGTAATTGTAAATTTTTAAATGTACTACAAGGTGAAAACTTTCAACAAGCAGATGATTGGTACACGCAAATGAAACACTATTGCGATCCTAAACAATTTCCTAGCACACACTTCAATGGTTGGGCAATGGGTGGTCAAAATATGTGTGATATACACTTGGCATTGAAACGTTTGGTAGCATTAAGATTTGATGGATTACTAGAAAAAGGCGTACATGATGTGATGCACTTCCTAGGTACAAGTAAATTAGAGTGGGCAGTGCTACTAACAGATGTTCAAAGAGCAATCAGAAAGTATCACAATGAAAACTTTATGATAACATTTGATTGTGCTTCGCCATTTTTAGCAAGTGCCAATGGACAAATTTACACTGACATTGAGATAGAGGACAAAAAGAAATGGAC